CGTTGGTCTTCTTGAACTCCTCGAACGCGGTCATGACCGGCGCGACGGAGTCCTTCAGCTCGCGCTGAATATCAGCGAGTTCCATTTGGGATTGCCCCTTACTTGCGGATGAGTTCTGCGAGCTCGGAGAACGGGCCCGCGATGATGTCGCCGATCTCGTCCTCATCCCGAGGTTCCGAACGGATCGCTTTGAAGCCGCCAGCGGCGATCGACTTGGCGGCAGCGTGCGAGTAACCCCCTACATCCCGCAGGAAGTCCTCGAATTCTCGAATGGTGCGAACCTGCTCGGCGGCCTTGACCGAGGTCACGGTCGCCAGTTGGTTCATCGGCAGCGTGACGAGGCTCACCTCCATGAGGTTGAGCTTGCTCAGCGAGCGAATGCCAAGGTCGCTGTCATAGTCGGCGTCGACGGTCTGGTAGCCGATGCTGAGCCCGTCGATGGCGCCATCCTTGAGCAGCGCATAGGCTTCATCGGCGCACTGGACGCCCTTGGTGAACTTGCCCTGCACGAGCAGCCCGTGCGTGTCCTGCTGCATCGATGTCCAGACGCCAATGGGCTGCGCGCTGTTGTGCTGCCAGAGCATCTTGGGCAGCTTGCCCTTTTGCTGCCAGGCGGCGAGCGAGTCCGTGAACGCGCCCTGGCGGATCACATCCCCGCCCTGGTCGACGTTGCCGAAGACCGCGCCATAGCCGGTGAACGTGCCGTCATCGGGGCTCACGTCCTTGAGTTCGAACGCCAGCGCCTTCTTGCCGAAGGCCTCGAACGACTTGCCCTTGTCGACGGCATCGAGCAGCGTGCCGGCGGCATCAAACACGTCGGTATCTTTCTGCTGGCCGGCGCGATCTCGAATGGCGACGAGGCCGGCGCGGTAGAGCTTGCCGCCCTTGGCGAACGGATATTTCCAGTATGCCTTGGTGTTCTTGGTCGCCGAGGTGTCGACGCCGAGGAAATGCTTGCCGTAGTTGGCCCAATCGTCATCGGAACCGAGCAGCGCATTGCCGTCATCGGCCGAGAACGACCACGAGCCGCTCTTGTTGACCGAGCCGGCAGAGATCAGCGAGCGGGCATATGCCACGCCCGCGCGGTTGATGGTCGCCATTGCTTGGCTCCTATTCAGCGATCACGGTGTCTTGGGCGTCGGGCTTGGCGTCGACCAGTGCATTGAGTGCATCGGAGACCGAGGCCGGCGGCGCGGCGCCGTTCCAGCCCGCGATGAACTGTTCCAACGACGTGCTGCCCGGATCGAGCAGTCCGGTCGACAGCAGGTAGCGATAGAGCGGTTCCAGCATGCCGGTGTCGGCCTGGGCAGCGGTGACCAGCGCCGTGATGGTCTGGCCGTCGCCACGCTGCAGCTTGATCGCACCGGCGGGCCGGGGCCCGTACTGCAGCGCCTCGCGCGCCTCGGTATCGTCCAGCAGCCCCTTGTCGTAGAGCTGGACAATGGAGGTGCGCTTGGCGGTGCGCCGCGGCTCCAGCGCCGAAATCTCGTCGAGGTCGACGCCGAGCCGCAGATTGTCGCCGAACTGCGGGCAGAGCCACGAGCTGAGCGAGTCCACGCTCAGATCGATCAGCGGGATAATGGTGTTCTCCCACAGGTCGACCTTGGCCTCGGCGATGTTGTTGTACGTCGACTGACCCGGCACGATCAGCACGTCGGGGACGCCGAAGGCGTAGCAGATGTCCCGGGCCGCATCGAGCTTGCCCGCGGCGAAATCCATGTCCTTGGGCGTGATGCCCATCTCGACCCAATTGACATTGCCGCCGTAGACCAGCGGCTTGCCCGCGTTCATCGGGCCGACACGGGTCTCTTCGAGTTCCTTCTTGGCCTCGTCGATTACGGTCTGCGGCGCGGCCTGCTCGCTGTTGTTCGGCCCCTTGATGGGCTGAAACACCAGCGCACCGGATGGCCGGGCGCCATTGTCGAGCAGCGCCTTGTTGTGCGCCGCCGCGGCGTTGTGCCGGTCGATGCCGTAGGCCGCAGCCTCAACCCGGCCGAGACCGTACCAGTCATCGTTCGGGTGGAACTCCTTGACGTGCAGCACCTCGCCCATGCCGGTCAGAGGATCCACCGCGAAGCGCTTGGTCGAACCGTTGGCCATGTACTCGTAGCCCTGCGCCACGCCGAACGGGCCGGGAATGACGCGCATCCGATCCGGGCGCAGGTTCCACAGTTCGACCGGGGGACGAGACCCGGCCGCCACCATCGGCGCCGTGAGGTACGTGTTCCCCGAGATCAGCAGGTAGGCATAGAACGCCTCGAACAACGCATGGCCGCCGATCATCGGCGCCGGACGGTTCAACAGGTCGAGCAACGGGTGCTTGTCGATCGGCTTGCCCGACTTCGCATCCTCAAGCAGCCATGGCACGGTGGCGGCATTGGTCGCGATCATCTTGATGCAGCGGAAGGCCACCGCGTTGCGGATATAGCCTTCTTCGCTCAGTTGATCGTAGCGGCGCGGCGTCCAGACGGGCTGGCCGACGTACCAGGCCGAAATCTGCGGCCCGACCGGGTTCTCCTTGCGCTCGGTCCGACGGGTGAAGGGCCACATGTCTAGCTGATCGCCTTCCCATTTACGTACCAGACGAAGGCCTCGCCCCCGAGCGCGAGCTCGTTCAGAGCATCGGCAAAGGCGTCCACCTGGTCGTCGAATTGAGCATTGGGGAACGAACATACCTCATCGAGGAAGGCTTCGTTCCAATCGCCGCGCACGAGCTTGACGTTGGCCGCCTCGGCTTGCGCCGATGCCGGCTTGGCCCGTACCGACTTCTCACCGGTCACCGGATAGGCGCGCACGTCGTAGCCGGCGAGCAGCTTGATCTTGGTCTGTGCATCCGCCTTGCCGGCGGCGCCCGGGTCTTGCGGCATGCGCACCCGGACGCTCGTGCCGTCTTGGCTGGCGGTGTTCTTGAGGTTCGTCTCGACCTGGGCCGGCGACCAACGGTCGCGCCGCACATCCTCGACGTAGAAAATGCCGTTGACGTGGGCCATCTTGAGCCCGACGGTCCAGTCGGGCTGCTTGCCCTGCTTCTGTTCGGTCGCGGCAAAGTCCCATGCCCGGCAGCGCTGCGCTCCGGCCGGTACCGCGTCGACGATCTCGAAATCGCCGCGCTGGAACATGCCGCCCGATCGCGGCGTCGGCAGCTGCTGATACTGCCCCGACCAGGCATAGGAGCCCTTGGCTTTCTTGAGCCGCTCCACTTCGGCGCGCGGGAAGCGCTCCGGGAACAGCAACTCGCCTTCCTCGGTGCGAGGATCGACGAAGAACAGCTCACCCCCGACATAGGTCCGGCACGCCCGCTCCGGATCGAACTCCATCGGCAGGTTGAGGTGCACGAAGCCGATATCGAGCTTCAGCGCTACGGCGGCGACGTCCTGCTCGTGCAGGCGCTGCATGATCAGCACGATCGCCGACGTCATCACGTCGTTGAGGCGGTCCGAAATGCCCTCTCGGAAGATGCGGACCGTCGTCTCGCGCTCGGTGTCGCTCTCGGCCGTCTCCGTCGAATGCGGATCATCGATCTTGACCCGATCGCCGCGGCCGCCCGTCATCGAACTGAACGGCCGGGCCTCGCTGAAGCCGTTGCCGGTATTCTCGAACTTGCCCTTGGCGTTCTGGTCGTCGCGCAGCTTGAGCGGCCACAGCGCCTGGAACTTCTCGCTCTCGACCAGGCGCCGGAGCTTGATGTTGTCGCGCAGCACGTTGGGCTGGCTGTACGAGGTCGCCAGCACCTGGATATCGGGTCGGCCCTTCGGGCCCCACTCCCACGCGGTCCAGAAGACCAGGAGGAGCGATTTCATCATGCCGGGCGGCACGGTGATGAGCAGGAACTGGATCAGTCCCGCGGTGACCGCCTCGAGGTGACGGCACATTGCCATCAGAGCCCAGCCGAACTTGAGCTCCTTCTTGGGCTCGAGGATCGGCCAGAACTCCGCGATGAACCCGTCGAGGGTTTCGCACCGGGCCCGGATGATCTCGGCATCTCTGGCGATACGCTGGCGCTCGGCGTCGGCCTGCCTACGCTTCCGCTCCTCGCGGATCGCCCTCATCATCATCGCCGGCGGTACCGGCAAGCGGACCGAAGAGAGCTTCGAGGCGGTCGAGGTCTTCATCGGTGGCGTTGGTCAGGTCCACGGT